CCGGCGTGCTGGAAGTCACTGGCTCGCGGGTACTCCCCGCCGTGAACAACACTGCCTTCAGCGTCGGCGATCTCCTCTACTGGGACGCCACGGCAAAGAAGGCTACCAAGACCGAGGCCGGCAATGCCGTGCTCGGCGTCTGCCTCGCCGCGAAGGCCGATACGGGAACGACCTGCATCTGCCTGATCAACCAGGGCAACGTGCACGGGCTGCCGGCCGGTGGCGACAACGGACAGATTCTGAAGAAGAACGCCGACACCAGCTGGAGCTACGCCTGGGCTGCCGACGCTACTAGCTGATCTGCGCGGGGGCTGGCCTTGCGGCTGGCCCCCATTTGGGATGGTGATGGAATGTCTGTCTATCCGATCATAGCGGGCGACTGGGCAATCCTCGCGGCTGACTGGGGCGAGGAGATGACGTACAACGGTCAGCCCGTGACGGGGATCTATGAGGATTGGAACGACCGAATCGTCGGAAACAGCTATGGACCGGCCGGCCAGATCACGCTGGGATGGTTCTGGTTTTCCGCTCAGGACGTCCCGAACCCGACGAACGGCGACCTGATATCCTACCGGGGCCGTGTCTGGCGCGTTGAGCGCCTGCTGGAGACCAACGGCGGCGTGTTTAAGCTTCAGGCGTCCACGGGGGAGGGTGTCTGGGCGTGAGCTGGATTGACGTATATGACACCCTGACCCCGTACCTGCGTCAGGTCGGCGGCAAGGTCGGCGATATCGCGTGGAAGTCGATTCGGCGAACCGGGTTCTGGCTCCGTGGACAGATAAAGCAGGATATTTTGGCGGGGGGCCCACCCGGCGAGCCGTACCAGCCAAGGGAGGACATCGGCCAGTCGATCATGGGAGACCGGTCGAATCTCTTGGGGTTTATCGGCTCCTACCGCGGGCGAAAGCGGAAGAAACACGGGGGCTGGAGGGCGATCCGCTGGAAGAAGCCCTCGAAGAACATCCTGGGCAAACTGGTCAACGCCGTCTATGTCGAACAGCGCCCGGAGCGAATGGTCGCCGACATCGGCTGGATGTCGAACATGGCTCACAGGACTGGCGTAAAGCATGAATACGGGTTCGAGTACCCGGTGACGCCGAAAATGCGCCGATTCTTCTGGGCTATGGGGATCCCGCTCTCGGCGAGCAAGACCCGGATCAAGATCCCCGTGCGGGCTACATACGGTCCTGAGTACCGCATCCGGAGCGACGAGGTGGCGGAACGGGCTGGGAATTACATGGCCGAGTGGATCGTTTCTGGGAGGAGGCCGCCGCGATGAAGCTGATGAACGTTGTCTCTGCCATTGCCTCCAAGATCGCATCATCGTCCGGCATATCGTCCTGGTGCACGGAAAACAACTACACTCAGCTCAAGGTGTTCGTTGGTCTTAACGGAAAGAATCCGCCGACGGAAAATGACTGCCCATATGCAATCATTTACCCGTCCTTGTGGACTGAGGGTGAACGAGAGGGCGAGTGGTCGTGGATCGTCGTCGTGGCATGGTCCGTCTATAACACGAGCTCGGCCTCATCCGGCGGCATGGTCACGCTGACCGGGTTACGGCATACGGACGACCTGGGGGAGCTGCTGTGGGCCTGCGTCAAGGAGGCGTGCCTGGGGCTCGGGTTCCCCGCATCACGCGCTGACTACGACATAGAGGCGTACGAGTTCTTTCCGCAGTTTCCGGGGCGGATGAGCGTGGTCCTCCGTGTTCCCAAAGTCTTAATCTAGGAGGTAGATACAATGCCTTTGGCGACTAAGTCCAAGGTTCTCGGTCTCAATGACATGGCCATCAACGAGCTGACGACTGACACGAGCACCACGCTGACCTACGGGACGGCTGTCGACATTCCCGGCGTCACGAAGCTGACGCTCACTCCGAACTATGTTGAGAAGGAGCTCCGGGGCGACGAGGCACTGCTCGACACCTACCAGCGGCTTGCGTCGATCGAGTTTAGCTTTGAGCACGCGATCGTGTCGCTCGATGCGCTGAAGATCATCACGGGCGGCACGCTGACGGAAGGCGGCACGACCGGGAGCCTGACCCAGACGCTTAACATCAGCAGCACCAGTCTGGCTAAGTATTTTAAGCTTCAGGGCAAGATTATCTATTCAGATTTTGCCTCTGGCGACGTCTGGCTTACGCTTTATAAGTGCAAGGGGCAGTTCAAGATCGAATTCCAGACCGAGGAATACGCTTCGATCAGCTGCTCCGGAAAGGCCATCGGTACTATCAAGGACGGCAAGATCTTCGACCTTGTCTTCCGCGAGACGACCTCTGCGTTGTCCTAGTACTATTCTGACGGGCGAAAGCCCGTCTGGCTTCATAACCTAACTATCAGGAGGGAGTATGGATGGGAAAGGCAAGCGATGCGCGCCCTATGCCTACGATTGTGATGTTGGGCGGGAAGAACTACAAGCTTACGTTCAGCTTCAACGCGTTCTGCGCCCTGGAGGAGCAGTTTGGCTCCGTGGATAAGGCGATGGACGGGCTGGCGTCCGGGTCGCTCGCCGCATACCGCGCCCTGCTCTGGGCCGGGCTGCTGGATGCCCACGGCGACGAGTTCCCGACACCGAAGCACGTGGGTGCGTTAATGAACGTTGCGGAAGCCGAGGAGTATGCCCGGAGCATCGCGAAGGCGCTCGAATCTGCCCTGCCGGCCGCGTCCGGGGAGGAGACGGAAAAAAACTGACAGACGCCGTGGATTGGGACTGGCCGTGGATGCTGTTCATGGCAGTCTCAGTCCTCGGCTGGAGGCACGATGAGTTCTGGGCGTCGACCCCGCGGATGCTCCTTGAGCAGATCCGCATAAAGATTGGGAAGCGCGACGGGCAATCGGCTCCGGTGGCGTCGCGCTCGGACATCCAAGACCTGATGTCGTGGCAATAGTCTAGCGTGAGGGGGGAAAACCGTGGCCCAGAAAGAGGTCCATATAAGAATTTCCGCCACGGACAATGCCAGTTCGCAGTTCAAGCATCTGCAGGCCACCGTGACCACGACTACGTCGGCCCTGCAAGGGCTGAAGGCTGCCATGGCATCGGCGTTCAGCGTGACTGGCGGGCTGGCTGGGTTCTACGCAATTAAGGGGGCCATCGTCGACAGCACACGCGAGGCCTTCCGGTTCAAGGCTGCGCTGGAGCAGACCGAGGTAGGATTCCGTGCCATGACCGGCTCAGCGCAGCTAGCAAAGGACGTCATGGGTGCACTGCGCGATATGTCGCTTAAGGTCCCCATTGAGCTGGAGACGGCGCAGGACGCTGCCCGAAGGCTTCTGGCCTACGGATTTAAGGCTGGCGAAATTGTCCCTATCATGAAAACAATCGCCGATGCGGCGGCTGGCTTGGGTCTGTCGATGCAGGACGGGGGAATGCGTATCGCTCTCGCTCTGGGGCAGATCAAGTCGAAGGGGACGCTTCAGGCTCAGGAAATGCGGCAGTTAGGCGAGGCGGGCATTGCCGCGTGGAAAATGCTGGCCGATTACCTCAACATCTCCGTTCAGGAGGCAATGGACCGGGTCCAGAAACGTCTCATTGATTCACAGACCGCTACGACGGCGATCCTGGCCGGGATGCAGAGGCAGTTCTCGGGTCAGATGGAAGCACAGGCTACCACATTTATGGGGCGTCTGACCGTTATGACCTCAAGCTTCAAGCAGGCCATGTCCGAGGCCGTCGCCACCCCGTTCGTAATCCTTCGCGACACCATTCTCCCCGGCGTCACGGAGAAGCTCCAGCTGTTCGCCCGCGTGGCTCACGTCTCGAGCCTTTCGACCGCCGTGAAGGTGCTGGTCGACTCGTTTGAGGGGCTGCAGAGTGTGCTTGGTGTGGTCAAGGTTGCGCTTGAGGCCATTATCTTCCGCATGGGTGCGGCGGGGCTGGTGGCCGCGCTGACTGCCGCGACGACGGCACTCAACCAGTTCAAGATGGGGCTATATGGCGTGGAGGCGGTGACCGCAGCGTCGAAGCTTGGGAGGTTCGTGCTGCTGCTACAGACCGTCTACCTGTCCTCTCTCACGGGGGCCGGAGGGCTGGCTAAGCTCAAGGCCGCGGCCGAGGCGCTGAATTTTGCGATCCTGGCGCTCGGGAGGAATCTCTACTGGATCATCCCGCTGCTTGCCACGGTCGCGTCTCAGAAGATCTTCGGGCGCGCGACAGGGACCGTGGAAAGCCTTGACGAGCGTCGCGGCATGGGGTTGCGCGCGGCTCCGCCGCTGGAAGGTCAATATGGCGATGACCTGTCAAGGCAGCAGGCCGCGCTCAAGGAGTCTGCCCGACAGGAATATCTCATGCAGGACCGGCTGTTCATACAGCAGGCGCAGGAGAACCAGAAACTGATGGATGAGATCGCGTCAAGCCCGATCGGGAAGACGTCGTCGGCCGGTGGCGACAAGTACAGCAAGTTCGTTCAAAACATCAAGGAACAGGCGAGGCAGCTGCGCCTGGAGTACGAGCTTGGGCGGATCAGTATCGACGAATACGCCGCTGCTCTGGACCGGCTGGCCGCCACTCCTGGTCTGAAGGATGTCCACAGGCTGGACATCACGCAGCAGAAGTGGGAGGCCTACGAGCCTATCTGGAAGCAGTACCAGGAAATCATCGACAAGGAAGAGCAGGCGCGCGAGGACTCCCGCAAGCGCGGGATCGAGCTGATCCGGCAATGGAACGAGACCGAGATTGAGCTGGAGCGGCTCAAGGCCCAGTCCAAGCTAGAGATCCAGGCC